AATTGCCCCTGCGGTCACCGCTTGAAAATCTACTGTTGCCTCTCCCGACGAATCTAGGGTTACTTGCGATACAGGGGAAAAATCTACGCCGTTATACCCGGCTGTGACGGATGTTGGGATAACAGTCCCCGGCTCTCCGGTCATTAAAACTCCAGGGCATACGCTATATTGTTCAGGAGTTCTTTCTAGCCCAGTCAGTTTCATAATAGCATCAAGAAAAATACCACCCGCTAAATTGGGGTTAATCTGATTGGCTAATGACGCATTGTTTCGCGCTAATGAATTACGAGCTAAAGTTTCAGCCGTGATAAACTCACCTTGGGGGGTATTAGCTGTGACTACTAGATCCTGCCCGTACGCTGTTTTATATTCCTGTTCTACCTCCGATCGAGTGACGGCGGTATTCGGAACGATGACACCTGTTAAATCAATGTACTCATATTGCTGTTGTGTCACTGATAGACCCCTCCCCGTAGGATGTTAAAATGCTCATACTGTAGCTCAGTACGTCATTTTGAATAATTACGTTTAAGCTAATAATTCTCACAACTCCGTCTACGGCCAGCACTGCTTTTCGCAAAGCCGCTTCAAATTGAGGAATGTTTGGAACCCCCGACCAAACCGCGTCGAAATACGGAATCCCTTGGTCTACGGCAAGAACCATTTCTCCTAACTGCGTACGAACTGCGTCCAAACAAACATTCTGTACGGCCTCAATACCCTCTAAAATAGTAAAATTTCCGTCTGGCCCAACAGAAATATCTCCATTTTCATCTACTGCAAATGTTTTAGTCATAGCGGAGGGGGCGTTCCTGGGGTTATATCACCGCTAGCTGTAATATTTCCTTCTACTGCTAATAGCGGCGTTACTATTTTAATATACTCGGTACCAATCGACATTTTTGTATTTCCATCGCGGCTTTGAATTACCATCTTCCCGATGTCTTGGCTAGACAAACTGTAATCCCACAGCACGCACGGGATAAAAAAAGAATCCGCTAAATCGTGGGTACGGTTTGTGCTTGCTTTTGAAGTTTCTTGGGATTGTAAAAATAAACTTATGTCTCTATCACACACTATTAAAAGACCCGTGTTCCCCTTTTCTAAATCAAACGATATAAGAAAATCCCCTCCCCCCATTTGCACAACTGGCACCGAAGGAATTTGAGCGCGGTTTACCTGCTGCCCGTCAGTAACGGTGACGTTAATTCCAGGCTGAACTTGCGCTCGTTGAGAATCGCGGTCGAAAGCCACCACCGTAGCGGGTAGCGCGCAGTGAAAGTTTTGTTTTAACTTTGTTTCAAATAGCCTTAATAAACCCACGAGAGTATCGTTATCGGCGGGGTCCAAACTTGGGTTAGCATTTTCCGTAGTCATAATCTCTTAGCCTCCGCAATCCAAAAAAACGGATCTGCTCTATTTGCGATTTCAAAATCCAATTTGTAGATAACATAGGACCCATTTACAGCGGGATATATTTTACTGTTGATTTTTAGCATACTTCCCAAGGTAGTACCACCGTCCATGAAAAATTTTACACGTACTCCCTGTTCTGTTGTTTCGGGAATCCCGATCATTCCGGTTTCTTCGTTAACAATAGTAACTTTTCCGTTAAGCGGCGCGTTAGCATTTTTTACAATAAAAGTTTCGTTATCTAAATAAGCGTTAACTCCCCCGGCGTCGCCTATTTTTGAAATTTGTTTTAAAGCGGCCCCTGTAAAACTGTAGTTTGCTACCTGCTTATCTGTTGCTTGAAAATCAAGTGTTGCGCCCAAATCTGACGCCACTTGTTGGCTTAAAGTACTAAGCTGAGTTAGGTTGGACCCGCCGTTGGATACCACTTTACCTTTTAAATAGTTCCCCGTAAGGCATTTTAGGATTAACGTGACGTCGGGCGGGTTCGTAGTTTCAGCAGTTACAACATTACCCGTGAAGATTCTAGTAACGCCGTACGAAACTCGCCCGGCTTCTATATAAATTTTTTTCGGCGTGGCGTTGGAGTTAAACGGGGAGGTTTGCGACAAAATATAATCGTGAACCTCTTTTGTTACGTTAGATAGTCGAATTTCACACTCATCCTGGTTAGCGTTAGCGTACTTGCTACCGCGCGCTTCTATAGCTAGGTCTTGGTAGATGTTAATCCGTCCGTTAACCTCAACGCCGACTTTTATAACGCGTAAATCAAACTCCTGCATTTAGCGCCTCAATCTCGCTTGCGGAAGCAAAAATTAACGACTGAGTTACTCCAAACTGCGTATAATACGGGTAATCTCCGTTTGCAGTTAATAAAACTAGGTTACCGTTTGACAAATATTGATACGGGATTATCGGGTATCCTGGCACTATCCTATCACCCGATAAAATAAGCTCATTATTACGAGAAACGTTAGAACACATAACCCCATTGGCTTCAAGAATTTCAATATCGTATAAATCGCCGTTTAAACGGATAGAAAAAGATTGATTCGGGATAGCCTGAAGTTCTATAGCAATCATGCGCCAATCCCCGTTGCTTTAGATAAAATAGACCCTGTTTGGCTTGTTTGCGAAGTAGATGCAGGTTGCCCTTCAATGTTACCGCGTTTAACCGTTGACTTGTTTACCGGGTTAGCTGGGACAGGCTCATACTGCGCAGTAACAATCTGAACTTCACGGAATTTCAAATTAACTATTAATGAGTCGTAAATATCTGCGTCTTCTTCGTGAGGGCATTCCGCTATCACCATGTTTTTATACGTATCGGCTAGCGTTTCTACAATTAAAAAAGTACCGTCTACAAAAAGTTGTTTTATTTTTTGATAAGTATCTCGATAGTCGCCCGATTTTAAAAATACGGGTAGTGTTATTTCGGTAGGTAATAAGATCCTATGGTCAGTTACAGTTGCCCCAGACTCTAACGGGTTATCCATAAGCTTTGAGGTAGGGGAGGTTAATACTTTCATCACCCTAGCTTTAGGGAATACCTGCTCATAGTCTTGGGTGTAAACAGCTATTGAATCTCTGGATAAAGACGGAAAATAGGCCGCGCCCCCGTTTATGATTTGCGCTTCGGTACTCATCAGCTCACCACTGCGTCATCGTAAGAGTTTATCCCCTGCCTAATTTGGGTTTTTAAATGCTGCGCAACTCCGTTAGCGATCCCCTTTGCGTCTGAGGCTTGAGTTTGAATATTCACGTCGCCTACACTAATCGACGTGTTTTTACTCACAGCGGTTGATTGATTCATCATACTCTGGGTTGTGTGATGAGAAATAGGCAGCGCGTTAGCTGTAGTTATTTTTTGTTGAGCTTCATGTGCGATTGTTTTAGCCTCTGGGCTACTGAATCCTAGCGCATTTTTTACTGCTGCGTAAGCATGGGTTACCTTATCGACGGCTCCGGTCACCGCAGATACCGCGGCTTTAACCGCCGCTGTTATTGCGTGCCACACATTTAATACTACGTGAGCCATACTACTAAAAACGTTACCGATAGAGTCTGCAATCGTTTTAATGACCGGAAAAGCTTTAACTAGCTCGATTACCGCAGATTTAACCGCGTTTTTAAAGCGCTCCCAGCCCTTTGTGGGGCCTTCTGTAATATTTAAGGCACTAGCGAAGTACTCAAAGAAAGCCTCTACAATACCCCATAGAAACTTAAATGCAGCGGCTATTCCTTTAACTATAGGGATCAGCTCCGGCCACTTTTTTACAATAGCCCCGGTTACTGACCGTTGACCACGCTCAAAACTTGCGAAATCGTCTACCAAAAGTCCTACCGCTGCCGCTACGATACCGATGACTGACGCAATTGCTAAAAACGGGAGGTATGTTAAAAACGCTGCCGACGCAGCCGCAATAAGCGGCGGAACTAAAAATGTCGCAATAGCTACACCCAAGGTGGTAACCGCGCCTACCATAAAATCTTTGTGAGAGGTAATAAACCCGGCTATTTTCTCAATAGACCGTAAAATTGTGGTGAGTACAGGCAAAACTAACGTATTAGCCGCGGCGAAAACAGATCGAAATAGATGTGTGGTATCGTCCCAAGCGTCATTGAATTTCCCCGCGGCTTCTGCGTCTTGCGCGGTAATCACGCCTAACTCACGCTGCCTCTTTAGCAAATCTTCAACAGCCACACGCCCCGTTTGCAAAAGCATGATAGTACCGCGGTCTAAACCCATTTTTTGACCGATACCGAAAGACTCCGTTTTACTTACTTTTTCAAACGCCCCTGCTATTTCAGGAAGTAGGTCCAGGAAGCTTCGCGCTTTCCCTCGCGCGTCAACCATTTTAATCCCAAGCTCTTCAAAAAAAGGCGCAGCTAAGCTATGCCCCTTAGTTGCAAAACTAGATAAACCTGCGGTCATGGTTTTAACGGTATTTTGAAAATCCTCTGCCGTCCCGCCGCTCATTTGAACAGCGTCGCCCCATGCGCTTAAATCTTCAATATTTACGTTTAGAGATTCGGATAATTCGCCAAGATGATCAGCAAATTCTTTTGAGGAATGAAGGCCCGCAAATACTGCGCCTACAGACGCAATAGCGGCTAAAGATCCGCCAATATGCGTAATGAAGTCTTTAAAGGTCCCACCAATTTTTTTACCAACGACGTCAACCGTGCTTAGCTCGTCAACGAGTTTCTTAGACTCTTCGCGCGCTTTTTTGGAACCTTTTTCAACGTTGGTAGCGTCTAGCTCGAACAAAACTAAAAAAGTATCAAGTACCGACATATCCGTCACCTATTTTTATTTTTAGCGTGCTCCATAGCCAACCACTCGTTGTAGCGGTCAGTTACTATAATCTCCCACGTTTCGTACGCATCTTCTATTGAGACGTTGTTTCTAAGTTGTTGGAGGGTGTAGTATTTCGCTGAGACAATCGTTCCCAAAAAACCATCAATATTTTGGTAGCTACGTCCGGTAATTTCTGGGCGATATCTTGAAAGAAAGTCGATACTCGCCCTTCCAGAAAAAAACCAAAATTGTACTCTATCATGGCTTTTTCTAACTTGTATCCTGTAATTGCATTATCAACGTGTTGGTTAACCAACTGCCACATATTCAAAGGCATCGGGGCCAAACCTGGGCCTCGCGGGACCGCTATGTGGGAATAAATTTTCAAAGCCATTTCTTTATTTGTTTTGTAATCGCCAATTTTTGGTAGCGCAGACAGCGGAAAAACGGCAAGTATCTCACGACCTGTTTCAGCTGTAAATTTGGACAGGATGTACGTTTTACCATCCATTTCAATTTCTTTTGGCTTAATAAGGTTTGGAGCGTCCATATTATTAATCCGCCACGTAATCTTTAAACATAAATTTATAAGATTTAGCTTTCATTTTGCCCGCAGCAGTACCAGACCGTGCGGGAATTCCAGCGTTCATAATTCCGTTTGAAAAAGTTGCTATCCCACCGTCTGGGTAAACAATTGTTATAGTGATAACGTCTAGTAAACTTCGTTTACCTTTTGATACTCGGTTAGCCTGCATTAAAATAGACAAAAGTTTGTCGTCGTCACTTCCTGCGATTATATTGAGATTAAACGGAATTATAACCCCTTTAGACCATGCCAGCATGTCGCCGTTCGGACCCATCCCAGCATCGCCTATTTGAACTTCAGGAATATCGAAAGGGTCCGCGTCGTCGGGAAATTGCGACAACGTAATACCTGTCGGGAATGTATTAGAAGCGATTAACGAAATTTGGCTTCCGAAAACTGATACGATATTTGTTGTAAGCATCACAAATCCTCTTAAATTAGGTTATCAACCCCTTCAACTTTACGAATGTCATCGTCTTTGGAGTAAACTAGAGTATAAACCGCTTTATACTCAGTGACTAAGCTTGGCCCCGTATACGATACAATTTCACAATTTAACCAATACCCGATTGATTGAACCTGCTGCCAGGCGTCGGGGTCTCCGGTGACTTCTGTGATAAAAGCTTTTTGGTTGGCAGTTAGATCTTTACCAACGCTAATAGTTCCGTTTAACAAAGCTGTACTTATTGAAGACTGGATAACCCCAGTAATCTGAATCCTACCTTGGTCATTAGCAGGAACTCTACCAACCGCAAGTAATAAATTGATTAACGACGCAGAAATAGACGCTTTTAGCCATTGCTCATTAGCGTAGGTGTTTATGTCTATGGGTGCTGTTGCTCCCCCCATCAAAAACCCACGCTGGTAAAAACTAATATTAGCTCCTGCCGATTGAGTTTGTCCGTAGTAGTTAACTCGAAGTGCGTCTAAGGTATCTGAAGTTTGGGTATCTGTCACTGAAGGAGTTAACCCGTCTTGCTGCTGGTACATCATGTTCTGGACAGCATTAACTTGATTATAGTCCGTGGCTGCTATAGCAGTCGCGGGTAATTGCTCTGGGTACTCGCCCACAACCTCGGATATAGTTAAGCAAGTCCCTTCCATTTCCACTAAAGCCGCTTGCCACGTTGCAGCATCATCAAGCGCAACTGGAACTTCATATTGAAATTTAACATTCTGAGTAGCGTTCCATTCCGCAGCTTCTACAACTTGTTCCAACGTTAAAACTGGGATAAACAAAAATGTCCCAAAGTTGTCTGAAGACTCGGTGGAAGACTCAAGCATATCAGTTATGGATTGCTCTAAAGAGCCGCTTGAAAAAATCGCAGAACTACTCCACCCCATCAGAGTTCGGATGTCAGTACCAGACCCGGTCGAGCTACTAGAAATAGTCGCTACAACCTCGTCTCCACCCACGAAATTAAAAGCTCCTCGGGTAGCATCATAAGTCACTGTTGCCCCAGTCCATTGCACGCCTGTTTTAGTTCGGATGGCCGCTTGAATAATTGCAGCAACTGCCGCTAAGCTTAGTGCTCCGGAAAAATCCATAGCAGTCATAGTATTTGTCACGCCGCCGATGATGAGCGTGAGAGTACCGTCTTCAATTGCGGTAAATGCCGATAGAGCTGAGGTGAGCTTAGAGCCAAAAATCATCGGCGCTACATCTGTGTCCACCCATCTAACAAACGATATTTTTTTAGCCCGAGTACCTGACTTGCTAACCCGTGAGAAATAAGGAACAGAACGTGAGTATTCTTCAGAAGACGTACCAAAATACGCACCGACAGCCGCAGCGCTGGTAAATTCTATCAAAGACCCTGTGGGTAACAGAGGGTTAGTCGTTATAATACGAAGTATCAGCTCTTGCTGAGGCACAATTTCTGCGCCGCCGACAGAAGACGTGATATCTATATATTTTGTAAATGCAATTGCCATTATTACACCTCGTAAATGTTGCCTTCTATCGACACCGCAGCGGGGTAAACCGCCGTAATTATCTGTTTGTGTGTTAACGTAAAATCAAAAGACGGTGAGGCCTCATTCCTATCGCGGTCATCCGCAAATTGAGGATTTCGCACATCTGTCACACGTAAAATCCCTACGTCACTACTTTTAAAAACTTTGACGGCGCTTGGGTTTTGCAAAGCTTGCGCGGCCATGTTTACTAAATCTGAGGCAGTCGGTCGGCTTGTATCATTGGGATCTTGAATAGACCACGCTTGAACTTGAAACGTCGTTTCGTAGTTCTGAATGTACCTATCTTCTGCTATACCCAGCAAACTGTTGTACTTAGAATCCGATTTAAAAAATCCGTATCTATGATCGGAGACTTTGAAAAAATAAATACCTAAATCCGGTACTGCACCTTGTTGCGTTGGTTGGTAGGCTTGACTAATCACAATATCAGGGTAACCCCACGCCGTCATCCCCGCCCTAATTACAGGAATAAATAAACGGATTAAATCGTTATCAAGCATCCACCTGCACCATTAGAATACCTTGCCATCCATCCGCAGGATGCCAATCGGTATTAGATTCAATTTGAAAACGTTGATTGTTATACCCAAATTGATCACCAGAGCTCCCTCGAACAATCCCAACCGTATTAGCGCTTAGGTAAAGCGTAAAATACGACTTTGTAAGGTCTAGGCCGTAGGCTTCATATTTAGTCTTAGGCACGGGTTGCATACTACCGTAAACGGCCACTGGGTCTTCAAAACTTGAAATATATTGTCCTACATCGTTTAATTCACGGCTCAGAAACCTATAGTACTGCAGCGCCTGAGGGTTAACTACGTCAAGTGCGTCATTTAGTAAATCTGACCCTGGGGTATCGCTCATCTAGTCTCCAGCTTACTTGTCATTGCTCCAATCATAATGCCCGAATCGACTAGAGGTTTAGCCCCTGTTTCAGATAGGGAGCCTTTCTTTAAATTCCGTTTACGCTCTCTAGCCCTACGAGTGCTTTCTGCAATCGGGGGGGTTTTTATCTCTTTAATTGCTTCTCTAAAATTTTCGGCGCTCCTTGCGCCAATGCTTATTAACGCATCATCAACCGTGATTTCTCCAGCTATTACCTTTTTAGCTAAAGTTTGCATTAGGCTTTTCCACGAAGCCATTTTTTTAGTAATAGTCGGCCTCATGAAAGGCCGTGCCGGAATGTTTTTTTCTGGGTAACCAAATTCTTGCACCGCGGCCACCGTAGCTACTTGCGTACCGTTATCGTACTTAGCGTCTTTGTGGAAACCAACCGATACGAATTTTCGATTACCCGCGGCATCCGATAACGCTTTTTCAAGCTTAACCCCAAATTCTGTTTGCTGGTGAATTACTTTCACTAAAATAATCCGCCCCATTTACGAATTGCAGTTCCTTCGGGCAGTCCGCCGTATACAAATCCACCAGAAGACGCCGATTGCAATAGCGCTAATAACTCCGCGCCATATGGTGTTGTCGTTAACCACCATTGCCATTCGTTTTTAAGCGGGGGCGGCGTTAAAGTCACAGTAACTTTATCTACCGTTGCTCCCGTTTTTAACTGAGGTTGAACGGGTTGCCCCGTCCCCGGGTTAATTTTGCTCAGCATCAACAAATGCGCTGTCATTAGCGTAATTGCCCGATACCTACATTTACCGTTTAATAATCCGTAGTCTTCATCCGATATGTAACAAGTAGCAAAATCGTAATACGCCTCTAATACGTCGTCTGGATACGCAGTTTCGTCAGCAAATGCCTCGTACCACCTCCGAAACTGCGGAATGTCAAAAACGTAATCAACCACCGACTTACTCCTCGGAGGGTTTACCTACCGTAATTTTAGTCGTAGGGAATTCATCCTTTAAATCCTTCCCAGTTTTCGGTCGGCTTGGGTCTTTAGCGTTCATGTTTTTTGCTACGTTATCGGGGTTTCGCTTTTGGTTATCTACAGTTAAAAACCCATTTTCAGTGTGAATTTTAAAAACTTCGTTTTGCTGTAGAATTTCCAACTGCTCGTCGGTTACTAACGTCCTCACGCCCATCGGGGTTATAAGCTCCCCTTTTTTCTGCACTACATGAGCCCCGCCTTTAATTAAAACTTCAGCAACAGGAACCGGCATTCCTCCCTCGTTTTTTTCGTATAAAACGTAAAGGTTATCGTTTGCTAATGTTGAGTAAACAAATGGCATATTAGATCCCCGTGATACGAGTTAAAGCCCATGGGCGTTTACAAATGAAACCCGCGGTAGCATTTGAGTACCCCTCCAGATAGCCTTTAACTAGCTGCTGAACACCCAAAGTGCGGAAAACGGTTTGTACCCATTGATCAACCACCATGCCCCCGTCTGTAGATTTATCAGGAGCCGGAACGTTATCAGCATACAGATACCCTACGTTAGCACCGCCGTTAGCTGCGTTTAACTCAGGAGCAGATTCAATACGCATCATTGGGTAGTTTTCTTTTATCCATTGACGTACTGTCTGGTTACCATAAACCGCAGGGGTAGACAAGTATTGATAGGAAGCCGGGGCTATAGCCAAAGTACAAGGAACCTTGGCAGGATCAATTAAATCTCCAGAAGTCGTAGACTGAATTCTAGAAGCCATCGCTTGAATATCAGCTGTGATTTCGAGAAATGTTTTACGAGACCAGGTAGTTTGCCCGCTAGCACCAGTTGCCGCTGTAACATACGCAGGTAAACCCGGGTCATTCAAAAACCCGTAAGTTCGGCCTAGGCCGCTGTTGAAACCGTAAAACGCTACATAGTTACGTTGAATATTCAACGCGTTTGTAGCAGCCTCTCGCTTCATGCTACCCGTGTCGACTTGGACTTCAGCAGCGCGGGCCTGCTCTAACAGACCTACTCTCATGCCTTCTTCAAACCGAACAATAGTTCGACGCTCGAAGTTTAAGTTCCAGTCGCTGTAAGTTAAATTTGCTTGATCCTGGTAAGGGACTGCAGTACCCGTAGTTTCTAATACAGGCTGAACGATTTCCTCTTGATGCCAATCGCCAACGATGGACATACCCATTAAAATGTCGGCTTTCTGCGCCCAAGTTGCGATTTTAACTTGGCCTGGCACCCAATTTTGTAAAAACTGAATAGGAACTGGGATACTTGCAGTAGTAACCAAAGGCTGCAACGCGTCCATCGCGCTAGATAAGCCGTTTGCCATACCATAAGCCGTTTTACGCACGTCTAACGCCACGCCGATTCTGTGTAAGTCCCTAACGTCTGCAGGAGTTAAACCTTTCAGCGCTACAGGACGAATATTTCGCCCATGGCGATGGGAATATAAAGTGGATGCTCTATCACTCATTTTTAAACTCTCCTAATTAGGGGGTGGGCTCAGGTGGAACGGGGACGTCGGTGACTTTAATCACAGCCAGCCCGGCTCCCGATACCGTCCATCGATCTACGACCGCATGGGCAAATAAAGTACCTGCTGGGTATGTGGCGCCGGGGGCTATCGTAGACAGCGCACCTGTAGTCGTATCATAAAGAACTAAGTCACCAATTGCAGCAGCAGCCGGGAGGGATACCACCATAGATCCCATATTCAACAGCTCTGCCACTGTGTTATTGGGGATTGTTTCTGTTGGGGCTAAAGTACCGCCTGCGGATGTCCCTGAAGTTGTCTGTTCTTTTGGGTTAATTAAAAACCCAGCAAAAACCCCGGTACCGCCTGCGCGCGCGTGCTGTTCACTAGTAACGGTAAACGCTCGACCCATGACGTTATTCGCGGCGTCAGGAGAATTAATAATAAAAGGCTCTGAACGAATAGGGCCATCATCGTATACATCGCCGATTACGCCAAAACCTTGAAGCTGATTAACAGTTGTTTGAAAACCCATTAGCTATCTCCCTCTAAAAATGCGTCAATTTGAGATTTTCCAAGAGACGCTGCGGAATCCGCTCCGGAAACCTGGACGGTGCTTTCTTTTTTTCCTGCAAGGTACCCTGCAAGTTGCGCACGCTCATGACCCGCTAGGGGCTTCAAACCTATTTTGTTTAAGCCGTAGTTTACAACGTCTTTTAGCGACATGCTTGCGTCATCAAAAGTACCCACATAAGCAGAAAGCTCTTTAACAAGAGAATTTTTTTCGTTAAGTTCTTTGTACGCTTTGTCAGTAGCGGTTGCATATGCCCGCTCAACTTCTTTACGAATTTTTGCGTCCATGGCTTCTTTATCCTCTTTTGTAGCGTATTCGTCTTCCGCGACAATTTCGGCTTCCTCGTCCATCATAGCGGTGGCAGGAATTTCGGCAACGGTTTCTTCGTCAGAAGCTTTAGGTATAATCCCCTGCACCAACGTAGTTAACGACTGCAAATGCGAAAGAAGGTCTGCCAAGGTCGGCTCGGCGGTCACGGCTTCTTTAATTTCTTCTGTCATATTTAACCCTTTAGAGTCAAGTGTGAATTTAAAACGATCTAGCACAGCAACGTCGGGTCCTGCCCGTCCTTCCTCAACTAACGCTAAATGATTTCCCCGAATGTCGGTTTGAATCACGTCGTAAGGCTCGCCGTTGTACGTCCCGGAAATGATATGATATCTGCAACGGTAACCAATTGATAGTTCTTTTTTACCATTTTCTATTTCTTCTGCCAAGGCCTCTGAAAAAACCTTAATGTTGGCTTTTAGATATGGAAACTCAAAATAAACATCCTCGCCTATAACGCCGTGAACTCCTTTCTGCTCTGCCGGGGTTAACCCGTCTTCTTCTTTACCAAGTAGCGCATGTTCGTCAGTCCAAGGAACAAGTCGAAACGATTTTAGTGTTTCCTCGCTTGACAGCTCTTCTTCCGGTCGGTATACGCGGTAGATTTTATTTGGGTCTAACTTTTCGCTAATCTGCGCACCCGAGTATTCAAAAATACCAACCTTAGATAGCGGATTTCCTTTAATTTCCGTCCACCCATTTATGTCAATTTCACGGTTTGTTGTTTGCATTATCGTCTTCCTCGAAATCAAATACTGGGCCCATAGTACAACGGCAATTGTACGCTTGCCCCGGAATCCCTTGTTCAGGGCCTTCATAGCCCCTATCCACGTTTTCTTGATTAATTACGGGCAAGTCGTCAAACGAAAAAACCTCGCCGCTCA